TCCCCATTGGTTAGCATATTCCTATGCATATCCAGCTTATCCCAGTCATATAATCATCGATTTGTACTTTGAATGATGTTGACATTTTAGCAATTACAACACACGGATGATCTAGTGAATTATTAAAGTTAGTGTTATTAGATTCACCTACTGGAAGCGCTACATATTTACCATTACAAGGAAGTATCAATGAAACAGAAATAATTCTATTAGTATCTTTTCCATCTGCTATATGTCCCCATTGGATAGTGAATCCATTGGCATACTTCACGAAACCGCTTTCTCCAAAGCGTTGCGCCACTATTCCACCTTCGCCTAGCTTGTTTTTTATATCTTTCAGAGTAGCGACTGGATTTTCTTGCCAGTCAGTCGCCCCAAGGATTTTGGCGATTGCATCTGTAATTGCTGGATGGGCCGAAACATCAGTATTATGAGTGGATAATTGATTTTTTAAATTCTGAAGTAACCCCCCGTGTGCTCCTGGATCCATATTATGCGCTTCCAAATCATGCACAGAGGCTACCCCATTATCGGAAATGATTGCTTGCACCTTTTCCGCATTGCCAACCACAGTAGTAATCGTAAATGTGTAGCTATCCATTGGCGTATTCTTATCCGGGATGTAGTCAACGTAGTTGCCCCCATTTGTGTAGGAGAAAAGCACCTCTTGTCCATTTTCACCAGCTTTGGCCATGAGCCCTATTTCTCGTGCATAAAAACCGGCTTCAAGGTTTTTATTCGAGAGTAGCCCCTGTACCATGAATTGGCCATCGCCTGTTTTAACACTTTTAGTAATCGCTAATTCCAGGCGCTTATCAGTCAACGCCGTAGCGCGTGGAATTGATGCGGGCATGTCGCCTGCACCGATAACGATTTTTGTAAAAATCAAAGCCTGCTTACTCGCATTAGCTTCCGCAATAGTATTTGTCCCCGCCATTGTAGTAATGACGGCAGGATATTTCGCCATGTATACCTCCTATATATGAATAAATTGGTGAACGGTAACAATACCGCCGATATAGATTTGTTGCGTTTGTGGGCCTGTCGCGATTTTTAAGCTAGGTTCAGCTACGGCACTGCCTGCAGCTGTTGCAATACCACCGACATACACGCCGCCTGAATTAATAGCGTGCACATATTCGATACCATCTAGCCAGGACCGCTTATTCTTAACGAATTCCAATATACGAAGCACGCGCTCTCGAATATTAGGTGTCATCATATAACCGGACATCTGTAGCTTAAAATGATAAGGCTTACCGCCATCATAAGCCCAGTTTTCCACAACCTCACATTCTGAATACAATTCGCCGATAGCTTCTTCTACTAATCCAACGGTGCCCTTTCTTCGATGCCAAGCGATAGAACTCAAAATTAATTTAATCTTTTGTTCTCTCGCTACAGCTTCATCGTAGAAGTCAACGTGTAAATGCCAGGCTAACTCGTCAAGTATTGGCGTGCTTAATTCATTAAGATGCGACAAGATAGTTAGTCTATCCACGAACGGCATCAACACCATAAGTTTCAACGTAACCACTTCAGCTAAGGCTTGAACATTAGCATCATTAGCAATTGAGCTTGGCAGAGTATCCTTTAATTTGAATTTGTAGAGATCATTCATGCTCTACACCTCCATATGTGATAGTCTTACCAGTACACTGCGCCAATTCCACTTGATAGCCCTCTTCTTTCTTACCGTCTTTCACGACGGTAAATATAGGCGATGTTACACTAACACGCTTAGCCCCTGCTTCCATTACACGCCGAATCAATTCAGAAGGAATGATGTCGCGCCCTACTTTTCCGGATTGCCATGTTATGTAATCCGTAACAGCCGCATCAACGCGGCTTTTAATCGTGTCTGCGTAATACGAATTATCTGAATCAATATAGTACTGAATATCGATACTATAATTCTTAGCAATTGGCGCTTTTACAGACACATTATCAGTAAGTGGCCGCACCTTCTTATCAGTGAGAGTGGCTTCCACTAATTTAAGAATTTCTTCTCCAGCAATTTCCCCCGATACTAGACCAGGATATACAACCACATCTCCCGGCTTAGGGGATACCACTTTTACGGAACTAATAAGAGCGGATGCTTTTTTGGTAAAAAACTCATAGGCCCCTTCCGCACCGGCACAAGAAAAGCTTTCAGGTGCTTCTCTAATACGTTCGCGAAAAGCATCGTCTGATTCAGTGTCAGCACCACCTTCTGAGATTGTAATATTGGTTACACTAGCGATATATGGGATTGGATCCACAAGAATGGTAATTGACCCTACTGGATAGCCATTCCCTTTAGCTGAAGCTTCCGTACATACAGCCCTTACTTGTATCATGGTTTCAGTAGCTGATAAGTAGTAAGGCTCAGTAGTTGCAAAAAACACATTATCACCGGACGTGAAGCGTGTGCCTTTTGGAATAGCTATCCCTTCAGGCCGTGCCATTGATGCAGTCAACTTCATAGTAGTGACCGCGCCCGTAGCTTGTAAGCGTTCTACGCCTAGGGCTATACCTATATGGTCTAGGTTGTTGCCTCTAGCATATGCCAGAAGATTCTGCTTGCCCGTATCGTTGATGCGGTTTAGCAATAAAATCACAATATTAGTAATCGTTAATAGGAATAAGCGAATAGGGTCCGCCGGTGCTAACTTTCGCCCAGTAACAGAGGCGTAGAGGGCGAATATTTCCTTCTCAACGGCTTCTTTATCCGCCGTGACAAAGTTGATTTCTGGTAAATTCATTATTATCGCCTCCACGGTGGTAAGTTAATAGTCGCCCTTATATCTACATCAGGGCATTTCAAAATAAGGTTAGCAGGTAATATCACATATTGAGCGTACTCTTGATTGGCTTCTAGCAGCACATTCATATAGGCTTCGCTGCCATACACTTTAAATGCAATACCGTCCCACATATCCCCTTGGATGGTTCTATATTGATTCATAGCCACCTACACTTTCTAGCCATTCGTCTTTTATAGCAATTGATACCTTAGGCAACAAATGTCCTTCTTCCGCATCTGTTGCTTCCGTTCTTTCAAAGTCAACGGACACAACTCTACATCGTGGCTCGTATTCAGTAATGGCTCGAATCACCTCTGCAGATATTCTGGCCATTGCTACCGGCAGTGGTAGGTCAATGACGGTACCATCAATACCAAATCGCCTATCAAGGGACACAGAAAATTGCGTTGTAGAAATAATGGTTCGCACATTTTGAATAATCTCAGTAAGAATATCCTTGGGGGCAAAGTCAATGCCATCAAGGCGTGCGCTTACGTCAATTTGCATTTGTATCGCCTCCTTGTTTAGGTGTGATTACAACTTTAGGAATATCAGGGGCCTCCTTCAGCGTCACATTAATGGATGCTGATAGGACGTTACCTCGATTATCAATCGTATTCATAGCTGCGCTTATGCTGGTAATCAGTAATTTGTGCTCACTAAACGGCTTACCATTAATAATCAACTGTTCGGCTTGTCCTTCTCGGCACATCTTGGCCACTTCTTCAATTTCTTTTAGAGGGTCAACGCCCAATAGCTTATTAAAGTTCATCGTAAAAGAAATATCATCCGCATCAGGTCCCAAGAATTCAAGTATTGGTTTTTGTCCTATGATTTCATGAGATGCTGTTCGAGCGTTGATATTCCGTGCCAATGCATCGAACGTACGCACTGTATGAGAAGATGCCACAAACACAATTTTCCCAAAACTTCCTAATTGGCGTTGCGGTAGGTATCCACCCAGGCCAAACTTATCCGCTAAATTAGATAGGCGAGAGTAAGCCACATCACCTAATTGCGTATTTTGTAAATTCTTTAACCCTTGTGAATTAAGGTTCTTCTTATAGTTGGCAGCAGTACCACCTAATTTACTAAATAATGATATGTTACTCACCTCCTATCCATTCGGCGTTCCTGTGCTTCCACCACCCGGAACGACGCCGGCGTGCGTATGCGACACTAAACTAATTCCGTTAACCACTACATCCCCTGATGGGGCGTTGATAGTTAAATTACCGGTACAATTAATAACAAGACCGCCTCCGTCCGCATCATAGGAGACGGTCGATCCGTCCGCAAATTTGATGCCGTGGATATTCTGCCCATTAAAATAGGGCTTATCCTTGGCATTATACGTAGTGCCTAAGATGTAGCCCTGGGACAAATTATTATCTTGCGGTAAGAATAAACATAATACCTGTTCGCCAACGCCTGGCATCCAGTAATGTTTATTGTCTTGTGATCCGTGTGAAAGTACTTCGAGTGGATATGAGACTAAATCATCGCGGTCCGGAAATGTTACTCTTGCCGTCATGGTAGAGGGGTCCGTACTGGATACGATTCCGTCACGAATTAAATTTTTTAACGCCACACTAATATCCATCTAAGCACCTCCTTATATCTAGGCTTTGTGTATATCCGCCCCCTACCTTATGGGAGCATTTACTAATGATATACTTACCGTCGAATTTACCGAATCCTTTTAAATTGATTGTGGCTGATGCGGCCAGCACGATATGGCCAAGCATAGCGACCGAACCGGTGATTTCATTCTTGTTCTTTTCTCGCAGCTTTTTCTTGGCCAAACGCTCAGCTTCGGCTTGAGACTCACATCCCTGGTTAACTTGCAATATCTTGCCTTGTGTTTTGTTTGGGTCTTTGAACGTATATTCAATATTGCTTTTCTGCTTAGTGCTCTTATGCTTCACGTGACAGCCCCAATATATATCCTTCAACGAGGACTTCAATGAGTAACTGCCCTGGTATGGGATGATTTCTCCAAGCTCCTTAATTTGTTCTTCTGTGAGATCCGTAGGCATTGGCCCCTTAATCAGCGTTGCGACTACTTTTGCTGTCTCAAATTTTGTTTCATCAAAAATAATCACTTGCTTATCTGAAACCTTTAATGCCAATCCGTGTTCTTTACATACCTTCATCAGGAATTCCAAATCCGACTGGTCCGATTGCTCGACCCGGTCTAAATTAATTGTTTCAGGCGTATCATAAACCAATTCAAGGCCTGCACCTTTCGCCAGTTCCTCCGCAACAGATTTTAGCGTAGTCTTCTCCCATGACTTACTCTTTAATTCCCCTCTTAACTTGGATTCATCTGGAACACTAACCGCCCCAATAGTGACTTCGTGCGGTGGATTTTTGCAAGTTATCTCGTCAATCTCAAATTGTCCGCATTTCATCTCTATCTCGTCACCGAGTTCATTCCAATTATGGAATACGATTGATGCGGTTAACTTCGCACCTTTTTCAGGAAACCAGTCGGACATCCAAAGCTCTTCTATATCATGTAAAGTGATTGATATATCGTCAGCTTCTCCGGACATTACATCATTAAAGCTGAAATCCTTTAAATAAGGAACCAGGTCTTGTGTGATGTCTTTTTGGTCATACTGCAGTTTGACAGCAACATAGCGCAAATTACTAGGCATAGCTTACACGCCCTTTCCGATTTTGGATTTCAGCAAGGCGCGCTTCTAAGTCATCCATTGCACCTCCTACAGCACTTTTAATTTGTTGTACCGCACTTGCATCCGCATTACCATTAATAGTGATGTTGATTGGTGCTGATACAGATACTGCAGAGTTGCCTTCACCGGGTAAAAGCCCCATCATAGCACCAGTTTGACGCCATAATGCTTCAGCCCTTGGTGTGCCATTAAGTGGAATGGCCGCCTCTGCAGATTCTTCGGCAAACGTAGTAAGGAACGAACCCTTACCGTAAATACCGCCTTTCGCGTTATGTTGTACGGATTGTCCATTGGCCGTTGCCGTACCTTCTACTCTTGCTTGAATTGGTTTACTAAAAATGGATCTAACCCATTCCCATTTTTCACTAATCCAATCAAACAGACCTCCGAGTTTACTCATAACCCAATCATAGAATTGGCCAAGCGCTGCTTTAGGGTCTTCCCATAATAGAGTGAACCAGGCTTTTACTTGGTCCCAATTGGCAATTAAGCCCATAGCTGCGTAAAGTAGTAGCCCTATCGGGCCGGAAATAAAAGCTATAATTGCAGCAATAGGGGATTCCCACATCGACGTACAAAAATCAGATACTATTTCAAAATGAGTAACCAGCCACGCCAATGCCCCGACTAATGCAGCAACCGCTAATATTACCAGTCCGATCGGATTGGCATTCATCGCCGTATTTAACACCCATTGTGCTGCTGCGGCCGCATATGTTGCGAAGGTTCCAGCTAGCATTGTAGCTTTGTGTACGCCAGAAGCAATTACGCTTCTCATTGTTGCCACTCGTTCTGATTCCATCATCATTTTATAAGCTGCTTGGGCCGCCACTACGCTGTAATATACAGCTCGTGCTGCTTTATAAGTAATTACCATGCCTGCTACAGCTACGCTTGTTTTGATTATGGCTTCCGTAAGCTCCGGATGTTCGCTAGCTACTTTTGATACGTAAGCTGCTTCATTTGCTAAGGAATCACCCAATTCTGCAAGAGTAGGTAACATCGTACCTCCTATAGAAATTGCTACTGACTCAGTCGCGGACTGTAATCGCGTCATAGCACCCCTTGCATTGTTCTGCATCGTTTCCGCCATAGTAGCGGCCGCACCGTCACTATTTTCAAGTTCCTTCGTTAACTTATCTAACGCATCCGGTCCTTGGTCGATAACAGATACCCAAGCTGATGCGGCATTGGTACCGAAGATAGTCGCAAGCGTAGCAAGTTTTTGTTCCTTACTCATATCTTTGGTCTTATCAGCTAAGTCGCGAACAATTGCGCTCATCTTGCGTGGTCCGTTGGTATCGTTCATAGCAATACCTAGGCTGTCTAAAGCGGCTCTTGCTTCTTCTTGTTGTGCCGTGGCTTCACTTAATGAAAGCCCCATTTCCTCAATCGCTTTAGTCGATTTAGAGGAAGTACCCGCTAAACGCAAGAACCCTGATCGTAAGGCTGTGCCTGCAGCGGATGCCTTGATACCACTATTGGCCATAAGCCCAGTAAGTGCAGCCGTTTCTTCCAAGCTTGCACCAAATGCGTGTGCTACCGGTGCGGCGTACTTCATTGTTTCGCCCAACATTTCAACAGTTGTATTCGTGCTAGTTGTAGTTTTAGCAAATACGTCTGCCATATGGCCAGCATGTTCTGCGCTTAACCCGAAAGCGGTAAGATCATCAGATACAATGTCCGCAGTACGTGCTAAATCCGTATTACTAGCTGCTGCTAAATTCAAAAGCCCTGGCATACCAGCCATGATTTGTTGAGAGTTCCAACCGGCCATACCTAGATATGTCATAGCTTCGCCTGCTTGTGTGGCTGAGAACATTGTTTTCTCGCCGAGTTCTCGAGCGGTGGCCGTCAATTGTTGCATTGCCTTATCATCAGATACGGTGATTGCTTTTACCTTAGACATCACCGCTTCAAAGTCAGCTGCTTTAGATAGCATTCCAACGAGCGGAGCGGCCATTACTGCAGTAGTGGCCATAGTACTACCTAAATCACTACGAGCACTTTTAGCATTAGCGTCAGCGGCAATTTTATTTTGCATCGCTTTTCTAAGTTTAGCGTCTTTAGCTGCCGTTTGGTCTAGCGCCTTACCAACTTTCTCTGTTGCATTGCGGTAAGAGTCCATGGAGATAACGCCTTGCTTTAATGCAGAATCTAAAGCCCTTTGTTGCGCTTTCAACTCGGTCATTTTAGAGCCGTACTGCGTCAATGTGCCTTTGGCTTGTTGCATGGATGTTTTAAACCCTTGTGCTAAGGCGCCGTTTATAGCAAAAGCAATCTCAAATACTTTACCCGCCATAGTTCCTCCTTTCTTTTAAATTTATGTACGCAAAAAGCGCTTGATGGATTAGTCCTCTTCTTCCCTCAAGCGCTTTTCATCTTCAAGAACAAACTCTAAATCGTCTATCCAATCTGCTATTTCAGCAATTGGAGTAGACATCCAAAAGTTTATGCCTCCACATTCTCTAAGTCGGATGGCAATTCTTCGGCATTGTTGTCCGGGAGAAGTCCCATTTTCTCTACCGAACCACGCAATAAAAAAACGCTTACCTCAGCACACATCTCAGTGAATTCAGAGATTGGCATTGTCATTAATACCTTTGCACTTTCCTTTAATGCTATGGCGGCAACTTCTGCCTGAAACCGTTTAGAAAATGTAACGTCTGGTGTCATATCGCCTTCACGGCGGACACGAAGTTCCGCCTTTGTGAAGTCAAACCCAGTTAAATTGTTTAAACCATCAATTAGTTTTTCGCGATCGTATGTAGCCATTATTTACCCAATGCCTCCCTTACGGATGCCAAGTAATCAACGCCATTGATTACACAAACATAGTTAAATTTATCAATTTCAGTACGAGTTTTACCGCCAACAGTCATTTTGAAATATACAATTTCAAACTCTGTAGAGGTATCGGTTTTACTTGCTTGTTCGAATTTGCCAAGACCGATTTTCTTAGGCATCACTTTGGCATATACGCTAACTGCTTCCGGCACTAATTCACCCTTTGCAGAATCATATAATTGTTGTGCACCACGAATTTCGATATCATGTACCTTTTGACTAGCCAGGTCGGTCACATCTTTGTCAATGGTATTCCATTTAATGGACATGTTCATTGCCTTAGTTTGCCCGAGTACACCCAAATCAACTTCACCGGCAATGCCTGCGCCTTTGATTGTGTCGCTGATAAATTCAATATCAGGTAAGGTTACATCGGCGTAACCATATAATTCTCTGCCAGAGCTAAAAACGGCAAAGTCAATCAACTTATCTCTATGTTTAGCCATGAGTTACCTCCCTTTTTAATTAAATAACGTGCTCATGTATGCAGGATCATATTCTTGAATGAAGTCGATTTCACGAGCTGGCGTTGGAACGCCTAAATATACATGGAATCGAAGGATACCATTTAACAAATCTGTTGTAGGATTTTCGGATTCCAAAAATTCAACACGAGCGCCAAGAAGTGCGCCAGATGCTACGTGACCATTTAGCCACGCATTAGCACTATTTACGATGTTATTAATCAAACGCTTGTTCGCAGGGTCATCAATTTTAGACCAAAAAGACGTAATCAACGTGTTGGATACCCAGTTAAACATACGACGTACAGGGATAAAGGAATCCTTAACATCTGTATTAGACGGATAAGCCGTTGTACGATTGCCCCAAGATCTCCAGCCTCCAATGAAATTAAGCGCAGTAACGACGCCTTGGCCGTTCAAGTAAGCTGCTTCATCTGGGCCTAAGTAGATTTCAGTACCATCTTTCAATACAGCACTATCCGCTTGCAAGGACTCATTGGATGGGGACTTGTAAGGGATGTCGTCATATTTAGCGTCTGTCTTAGCCATAAGGCCTGCCAGCTGTGTGGATAAATGGAATTGACGATTAGCTAATGCTACTTTTGGCCAACATAAAATTTGACGTTCATCGACGTAGTTCTTTTTATTTTTCCACTCACTGACTGCAGTTGCTTTTTTAATTTCATCCGTAGGCACATCACATAAGGACATAGCTTGGAACATACCGTTGATGGTAGTTTCCTTCGCTTTCATAACTGCTGCTACAAGTGTGTTATGAGACCAGCCTGGTGCCAATAAGTTACCTGGAATTAAGCCAAAGCGCGGGAATACTTCATTGATAAGCTCCAAACCCTTGCGTTTACCTTCTGTATCCACGCCGCCTACGATGTCATCTGCAGTTACCATAGATGGGTCTACATAATCGTAAGTCACCCAAACAGATGTTGCACTTTTGAGTGCACCGGTAGCTACGATGCCAATCAACAATTTGCCTTCGTCGTTAAATACTGCTGTGTAATCAACATTGATAGTTGAAGCTGCGCCACCATTTGTGGCAGACACCTTTAATGTATTGAGCAATACTGGGTCTTCAATGGTTACGACTTTATCTTGGATTTGTTTTTGCGTGGATGCCAAAGTCTTCTTATGTTTCTTCGGATCAAGAACATTGATAAAAACTACTGGCGCCATCCCGAATAAAGAAAATTGGGAATACATCGCTTCACACAATGTGTATTTATCCCATTCTTTGGAGTACCCAAATTGAGTAGTGGCAGATGCGTAGTTGTAGCATAATACGGCTTTATTAGCTTCCGCTGGGTCTGTAGCTAAGTGCACAGGCGCAGTGCCGACATAAACCGGTAAGGCCGCCGTAGCTTCTGTCATAGAAATAAGAGAAGTAGGGACCTCTCTTGTATAAATTCCGTGTCTATAGTTTCCCACTATCTACGACCTCCTTTTTTTAATTCAAGGTAAGCGGTGTTCATTGCCGTACCTTCTGTTGCTAATTCTTGTTGTGCCTCTGCAATCTTATTGATAGGCGCGAACAATAATCGTAGCATTGCTTTATCTTCACCTACTACAGCAGGAATACCGTCAATATAAACGGTACCTGTTGTAAGACCTAGTTCAGCACTATTAGGTCCTAAGTAGATTACTTGTTTAGCATCTTTAGTTTTAACTGTTGTTTCCACAATTTCTGTTGTTTCATTTACAACTTCAACTGGTGCATCAGCTTTTGCCATTAAATAATCATCTCCTCTCGTATTTGTTCGATATCATATTTAACCGTCATAAATCCCTCCCAATACGGATACGCTTGATCCGGAGGGATGTCGGTATCAATTCCGTGTTTACCATCCATTACTAAACGGTACCGCTTAGCAATAACGGGATGGGCCAGTAGCGCTTGCCGTGTTGTTTCCAAAAAGTTGGTAATCTCCATCCATCCTTTTTCCACGTCTTCAGAGTACACTCCATGGATTAGAAACAATTGGACAGTTGACCCCTGCAAGGTATCCTCAATCTTATTAATTCGAATAACAAGGTGCGGATATTGGTCCTCCTTGGATGATTCTTTCATTTTTAAAAATCCCGGTACAACCAGTAAAGGATTCCCTTTTACCTGTGCATTGTCGCTAAAATAGTTAGCGTGCACCTGTTTTAGGAACGCCCCCAAATCGGTTGCTAATTGCGTAGGTGTCATCGATTACCCTCCTATTAATGCGTCGAGCGCGAGTTCCATTTGCTTTTGCAATTCCTGCTCTGCTTTATTCCCAACGAAAGCGGATATCTTGGCGCTACCAAGCATGCTCGGTACCGACGGGCCGTGAAATTGCCCTATCGGATACCTGTCAGCACCTTTACGATACATCGCCCCAATATGTCCACTTCTCATACGAGCAATAAAAGCATTAGGGATTGTTCCTCCGCCACCGTTCCGCATCACTTGTGCTATAACGGTACGACCTTTCCGCTTAGGTGGGCGCTTTGGTGTAACTCTGAATTTAGTAAGGGCTATTGGTCTACCTTTCGAACGAATAAAGGCAGATAAAGTCGTTCCCGCCTTATCTACCTTTATGGTTTTATTAATATTCGATTTAGTAACTAAGTATTCTTCGTTAACACGATCAACTGTAGCCTTTTTGATTTTAGGCAACGCTTTGTTGATAGCTTTTGCAGTAGTCTTCGGTGTTCCAACAACTAATGCGTCTATCTTAGCTAGCCCTTCCTTTAACCCTTTTATGTCAATAGTTACACTCACGAGTTATTCCCCCTAAGGACAATATTTAGCATACCCATATCATCTTCACACGATTGAACCAGCATGATGCGGCCGTTGAATCGAAAGATTTGACCGTACTCTGGCACTTCAGGTAAATCCTGCTTGGCCACATGTACTACAATCGTATCGTATATCAACCCGTCAACATCCTGGCCCATAATTTCGACATGCTGCTTATCGGTAAGACCTTCCGCCACTGCATAGCACTGCGTGCCGTTTAGATTATGTACTTCGGCAAATTCATTGGAATTGATAAACACATTTTCAATATCATTTTGCACAAAGTCCTTAAATCCCATGATTATTCACCTAAAACGTCGATGAGTTCTTCACGAGTAGCGTCGCCAGGAACATCCAATTGTTCAGCGATTGCCATTACGCGAAGTGCTTCATCGGATAAAAGTTCCAAGTTAACATCTGCATCAGACGCAAGGATATCGGAAATCATGCTCGCCTTTGTAGCTTTACTTGCAAAGTCAAGGCCAATAGATTTTCCGTATTTGTTGATATCCGCATTTGTCATAACGCCAAGAGCCTCAGCAAAAGAGTCCCCGTCGTTACTTTTATTATCTCCATTGACTACAATCGCAGCACCTAAATGAATTAGGCGCTGTTCTTCTTCTGCAGGTAAATCTGAGATAATATCACCAGGATTATACACATAATCGCCGGTATTAATTGTGTGCTTTGCTTGTACGGGCATCAGTCTTACCTCCTTTCAATTACAACACGTCCGCTACAAAGTAGGAATCTACGTCAAATGGAACGTAAATAGGGCGAGATTGTAATTCTAAGAACGCCGCGTCAGGGTCACGCGTAACCAATCGACGCATTACATATTCCCCTTCATAGGTTACAAAATCCATGCCCTCGCCAGGGATGATTGTATTTGCGCCATACAATTTAGTGAATTTGGCCATATCAGAAGCAACCAACAATTTACCTGTGGCCACCATTTCCTTTTCTTGGCCATCTGTAGGGTCTACGTAATAGTTATCATATGTAAATACGTTACATTGGATTTGACCGCCCATGAAGCCTACATATACAGCGCCTTCCGCCATTTGTTCAAATTGCAAAAGACCCATTTCTGTACGACGATTATCGAACAATGCCAAGATTTTTTTATCAGAAAGCATTACTTCTAATGTTTCAGAGTTCATAACCAATGTATTAGGGTTAAAGCCAGATGCTTTCAAGCATTTCTTTTTCCACTTAATAATATTGGCCACAATTTCTGCTGCAGATTGACCCCAGCGGGCGTTGCCTGCCAAAGTTTCTTTATTTGTAAAGTTAAAGTCTACAACGTCGTCAATACCTTCACCTTTGATATGTGCTTGGCCATTGAATAATACATCGGCCGCCATAACTTCTTGAGAGCGCACCAAGTTATCTTTCAATTCTTGTGTATCTTGCGCTAAAAGTTGGATAGCACGTTCTTCAGGAGATACCGTACCAACAAATGGTTGCTCGCCTGCTAAACGAACCTTGATATCGTTTTCAGTAATGGAGCGTTTTTCTTTCTTTTGTGCTGGTTTGTAAGTAGTTGTAGTCACGCCAGTGCGTTGAGATAAAGGCGCTGTAGAGTTTGGCGCTACCCAAGGCGTAATAGTACGGCGGCCTTTTACAATGTCAAAAGAAACTGTTTCTGTTAAAAATGTTTTTGTATCTTTGAAAAATAAGTCTTTCAAAAAGGATGGCACATCGGGAGTACGACGAACCACCGCAGCTAGTGTTTGAGGTGTGTAAATATTATCCATGTGTCCTCCTTATTATCGAAAATAAATGTTGCGGGCTTCAGCTTTCGCTGTGAAACCTTCCGCTGTTTTGCCAGATTTGAATACTAAATTAGCTGTAGCAAATTCACCGGTTACGGCAATTTCTGCAACTACATCACCTTTTGTAGCGTCAATATCTGCTAATGCTACGCCGTACACATCAGTATCAGCACGTTTAGCTTTTTTAGTTGTAGCTTCAAATTCTAATACTGTGCCCGCCTTAATTACTGCGGCGTCTTGGCCGATTGTTACTTTTTTTGTAACGACTGGCATCTGTGTGCCAGCGATTAGAGATTTATACTCTAACTTTTGTTCTTCCACGTATGGCATATTATCTGCCCTCCTTATTTTTTAACACGTGCTTTCATTACACGATCAACAATTTGCATTGTCTTTTCAGAATCATTGATATCCTCGTCAAGTACTTGACCAGGAATCGTATCAACTTGATTAGATGCAGTGTTAGCATCTTGCATCAATTGTTGTAAATAATTAGTTGGTTGTTCAGGTTGTGGCATATTAAGCAATTCAACAGCTACGTCCTGAACAGTAGCATATGTTTCATATTTAGCGCGATTGATGACTTCTGCACGTGCTTCGTTATTAATACCGTCAAGGGCTTGTAAACGTGCACGTTCAGCAGCAACGCCTGCATTAAATACTTCATCATATACTTCCGCATAATCTGTACGTAACAATTCAGCAGTTACTTCCATTGGCTCCTCTCCTTTCTCTTCATATTTATCAACAGGCAACCCTTTGAGTACATCCATACTCATCGGTAAGCCATTGACAATTAAGTCAGCGCCTTTACGGCATGCAACCATTTGCAAAGATTCATCTACACTTGTGCAGAACCCTTTTTCCAATGCTTCCCTTGCTGTTAACCAAGTTTCGTCATCCATCATGGTCGCGAGTTCTTCACGAGTTAACCCGGTGCGGGCTTCGTAAATATCGATAAGATTTTCTTTGGTTTTGCGTAACGATTCCGCAGCTTTTTCAAAATCATCTGCTTCACCAAATGCCCATGAACTAGGATTATGAATCATCATTTCACTGCCTAGAGCCATATGAATTTCATCGCCTGCCATTGAAATAATAGAAGCAATGGATGCCGCTAGGCCCTCGATAATAACAGATTTCTTATTTTGTAAAGCTCGCAATCGGTTGTAGATTGTAACGCCCGCCGATACTTCGCCGCCTACAGAGTTAACATGTAGAACGATGTTTTGAGATGGATCCAATCCTTGGAGTTGTGATAGTACGTTTGAAACGCCAGTATCTTCCCCCCAATAATCGATTCCATTCACGACTACGCCGTAAATATCGACGTCAATCGTCTCCGCTTCCTGAATCAGATTTAGCGGAGTTCGAATTTTGAACTGAAATTTGTTGTCCTTGTTCATTCAACAAGCCTCCCTCATCCATAGATTGGTGTTCACGAATACGTTGTGGTAAGATTTCATTTTCATAATCCATGCCCGTAAGCTCTGCCGCTTCCTTAGCACGAGTACTAAATGCATTCTTAACACGAATTTCTGCTGCAGTAGCTTCCTTCTGTGGGTCTAATTGGCCTTGTGATGGCCCGTACCACTCAGCACCTAGCCACGCCTCTCGGATGATTGGATCATCAAAGAAACCTGGCGCATCAATGCGACCTAATAGAATGGCCATCGTAAGCCATTCTTCGTAAATAGGATTGCAAAATTGAGTAATAAATTCGGCGCGTTGCGTTTCAACAGACTTCCAATATTCGAGTAACGCCGCTCTTGATGCGGAGTAACTTTGACCAAAGTGCTTAACTAAAATCTCATATGGAATTTCTAACGCCGCACCTACGTGGCTAATAAGAGAAGACGTAAAGTCCGCAAAGCTCGAAGGTATTGGCGTTTTTTCAGCCACATTCACTTTTTCACCAGGTGCCAAGACATTTACTGTGCCATTGCCTAATTCGATTGTTTCGTCGTTTTCAGCATCCACTTGATCGTCTTCGTCAATAGCAGTCCCTAGTGACATGTCGTCCGGTGCTTCCGATTCAATGAAGATTGCCATCAAGGCATTGACTAATACCTTCATGACTTCCGCATCATTGTACCGGCTGAGTACTTTCAAGTCCTCGATTACCGGAGACAATATAGGGATACCACGCAACTGGCCACTTCGCTCAATCGTCATAACCTGGATAATATTACGCCGCCCCGTTTGTGTGCCGTACTTCGAAATATATGTGTAGTCATGATCATCGTTAAAGCCGTTGTACAGTTTATTTAGTACATAAAAGCCGACCGCGGCGCCATATTTATTGAACTTAACGCCGTGAATTACGTCGTTATTCTCATCTTCTTCTCGCCCCCTATATTTAGGCGGAGAAGCTACAAGAATCGATTCAACAATCTGCAACCGTAAAGGGTACGGGTTCTTATCCGTTCGAGTAAATAGTAGCGGTAAATTTACAAATGCATCGCCGTACAATAGCTTTTCATAGTACGCTAGAGCCTGAATCCCGTAGAAATCGGTCTGTTCACGCGCATCGCAATGCTTCGCCCACATCGCAAACTCTCGTTCGGTCTTTCGTTCCCAGGCGTTCTTTTCTTCGAACGTTAACCCCAACTCCTCGTAACGGATATTAGCTTTAAATCGTAGACCAGGGCCAATAACATTGGTTTTATTTGTCTTCAGTGCGCCAGCTGCAATCGGTGTACCTTGTTGGAGGTCTACAGACCTTGCCCGTAGCATCCTAAAGTTAGCGTCGATATCATGCCTTGCATCTTGAGAGTTAACCTGGTACCCTTTGGCGCTTGATTTAAAACTATTAGCGCCATGATTAGAATAGCCAGAGTTTGTTTTACTCCCAGAATACTGCGTAGCTTTGTGCCTTCCTGCTGCGGTTTTCATAAACTGCTTCTTACGTTTACTCATATATCCCGCGGAATGACACGATATGCACGACGTCGAGGTCTATTCTCGAGCCGAGCCACTTCGTTGCGCCAAAAGTTGATACGGTCTTTCACCTCTTGCACATTCGCACGAGTTAACCGGCGATTACCAATGGTGTACTCTTTGCCCGTTGCCAAGGCTAAATCCGCCTCTAGCCACGCCTGCAAATGCTCTTTTGCCTCATATATTGTCCATTCTGCCATCCTTTCACCTCCTTTCACGCATTAAAAAAGCGCCCATGTTGAGCGCTTAGACTTGTGCCACGCATAGATTGGAACATCATGCTTATTAAAGCCTGTGTTTCCACATCCGTGTGGCACAATATCTCCATATGTTTGATGTCATGAGCTGATATATTTAGACCTTGCCTATATTTATATAAAAATTCTGGCATTGCCTTTTCTATCATCAAATATAAATAATAAGGGATTACGTTTCGTGGTTGAATCACTACATATTTAGCGTCAACTTGTTGCGCCTCAGCTAAATACACCAACTCCCCTTTACTAGCCGATACTTGCAAGCAAATACAGCCAGACGGGTATATTTGCTCCTTCTTAGGACGCCCCAGTATATCCGCAACTTCCGTAATTTTAATTTTCTTGTAATTTCTTAACATTACGCGAACATCTTTTGAAGTAAATACTTTTTAACATCTTCTATTTTTTTTATCACAGCTTCTTGCTCCTCAACTGTACATGCGCTATCAGATGATACCAAAAATTCTGTAAATTCTTTTACAAATTCGTCATGTTCTTTCTGCGCGTCAGGATCTGTACAGACTAATTGCTTTAGCATCTCCGCAATTTCTAAACCCAAAGTACGGCTTTCCCTATTAATTTCGTTTAAGTCTTTAGCGAGCTGTACCGCATCTGGTATTTCTTCAGGTTCAAAGCTGTCAATGTAGCGTGGAATATTCAGATTATAGTCGTTATCTAAAATAGTAGACACGCTAATGTTACTAGAATATCGCTCTATTTCTGCTCTGTCCTTGTACGATTTAATTACTTTTTCCACCTGTTCGGCGGTCATTATGTTTTTATTTTTGTTCTTAACAAAATCTTTTTGCGCATCGATAAATAATACGTCTTTGTTAGCGCGATTTTTCTTAAATACCAATATGCATACAGGTATACTTGTATTCGTAAACAGATTAGAAGGCAACCCAATGACCGCATCAAGTAAATTATCCTCAATCAGCTTACGCCGTATATCGCCTTCTGCTTGCCCTCTGAATAATACGCCATGTGGCAATATAAAGGCCGCTGTACCAGTCGCGTTTAACGAATGAATCCCGTCAAGTATAAAAGCAAAATCGGCTTTACTCTTTGGAGCTAACTTATAGCCTTCAAAACGTGCATCCATTTGTGGAATCCAAGATTGACTATATGGCGGATTGCTAATCACGGTATCATATTTTTTACTTCCTAGCATATCTACTTTAGCTACTTGGCCAAAGCCAGATGCTGCGGATTCCACTTTATAATACGCAAGCTCTTCACCTGTAAGAACGTTCTTCTCTACTACTTCAGCATCTATATTAGCTATTGACAGATTAAGCAACATAAAAGCTATCGCATTTTTTGAATACTCTTCGAGCCTTAGTGTCACAGTATTATCTGACTTAAATTTAGCCAAAGACAATCCACCTATTCCTGCGCACACGTCGCGAACATCACCGCCAAGGGTAGTACCGCCGATTATATCTAGCACGCATTGTGGCGTGTAATCTTGCATATAGTTTTTTCTATCTGCACTATGTTCTTCGAATTCAGCAAGTAACGCTTCATACGAATAGTAAGACTGTATCGCCTTTAAAAGTGCCGAACATGTATTCGAATCTAGCAACGTCTTTGTTAGAGCTGTAGGTATTTCGTGTACTTCACGAATATTTAATTCTTCCATAATCCTTTGTAGGATTGTCATAATCGTATCCCTCCTCCTCTAACACGTCGTCTCGTCCGTTTCTTTGGTGTATCGCCGGCCTTCACTACACGAGATGTATTCTGGTACGGTGTGTACTCCTCTTTACTGCTCCGAGCTTCTAAAGCATCAAAGTTTGGATTCATAATAGCAATTGCAGCTTGATTGTAGTTTCTAATATCGAATGGTTCATTTCTTTTACGCCCTGGGCGCAGCACCCATTGCTCTTTGAAGTGGCCATTAACTAATTTAGACACTTTCATTTCTGCTAATAGGCCCTCGAAGTATTTCTTCCCATACCCTTTTTCATGATCTTTTGGAAAGTGGCAATACCTCGGCTGGCCTTTTTCTTGATTCAAATCGCTATAAATTTGTTCCTTGCCCGTATCTACGCCAAGCTTAAATAATTTAGTTTTGTACTTTTTCAACTTTGTAGGCAAGCCGTCAATCAAGTCTTTACCTGCACCGCCTACACCCTTAATAGGGTACACACGCTTATGCCATCTAGTTGAGCAGTACTTATATACCGATTGGGTCTTACTACCGCCTGAGTCAATACACGTAACTGATACGCCACGCTTTCTACCGTCTGCATAAGACCAGGTACGGTTTAAAATAATATCGTCCAATTCTTTCCATACGGCATCATAGGCAGGGTCGCCGTACAGCCTGAAGTATTGTATACCCCAGCTCTCATAATCTTTCCCCCAGCCGACGATTTCACACTCTAAGCGGTCGTCCTGCGTATCGACGCCACAGGTTAAGAGTAGTACTCCGTCTGGTAGCTCCGCTCCGTAGTCCTCTCTGCGTTCGTAAAGTTCTTCCGATTGTAATGTTTCTGTATCCTCTTCATAAGGAATACCCATTTCAGTATTAAAGAACGTCTTAACGCCGGCCGTCCCGAGTTTAGTGGCTTCCTCGTATTTATCTTGCAGTTTACCCCAAGACGCCCAAGGCGAGCCAAACGCGTTCATGTGAAAGCTTCGGCAATTGTACTTCTTTAAATTCTCCGGCGCTTCCGCAATCCATTTGCCCTCTCGGTATAATTTCTTCCACTCAAACTCTTCGGATAGCGTTCCGCAGTGATCACACGCCAAATAGTACTTGCCGGTGTCCTCGTCTGCGTGGAACTTATCCCAGGAAGGATACACATATTCACCACAAGCAGGGCACTTAATGTGCCACACCTCTTGCGTACCGCCTAAATACAATTTCTCTATCCGGCTGGTACCTTTAGCCAATGGCGTAGATGCGTACACGTGTTTTCGGTTGTAGAACGTATTAGTACGCTTTTCTGCTAGGCTCAAAGGGTCGCCTTCCGTGCCTGCTGATGCTGGATAGCGGTCAATTTCGTCCGCCAATAATACACGAATTGGCCTAGATGCCAAATCTGCTGGAGCGTTCGCACCGACTAATGTCAGGTAGCCGCCTGGAAAGGTCTTATTCAATACCGTATTGCCACTGTCCCGAGATTTTACATCGGCCATTTTATCGTTCAGTACTTTTGTGTCACGAATAAAGGGAGCAATACGAGTTTTCGAAAACTCTTTAGCTATGTCTTTTGTTGGCTGCATGAACATAATGGGTGACGGAAAGTAGTCAATAAAATAACCCAACACATTTTTAATGAGCTGGGTTTTACCAATTTGCGAGCCTGTCATATATACTACTTTTTCAACGTCAGGGTCACTCACCGCATCAAGCATTTCCTTTTGATAAGGTGCTCTATCAGTAGAATACTTCCCTGGTTCGGCACTATCCTCTGTGGAAAGCACCACGTTGGCGTTGGCCCATTCTGAAGCAGTAAACTTTGGCGGTGGTTTTAGGACACTGGCCAGCCCTTTGAATAGGTTGCATGTGTGCTTCAATCACCTTCACCTGCCTCGTCGTCGTCCACAATGATGTCATCGGACTCATCGTGGAACATGTTAGGGTCATATTCTGACAATTCTGTTAAGCATTCATTGACTTCATCGAGAAGTGCATCTTGAATGACTAACAGATTCGTCTCCCCTAGCACTTTAGGCGCTGCTTTTAATGGTAACGCCTGGAGCTTACTTTTAAAATTATTCAACATTCGATTCATTACGGCTTTAACTGTATTCGAGCGGTGCAATTCCCCATTCATGATCTTCAGTTTGTTTTCTTCAATCATCCGTTTAGTTCGAGTTAACAAAGTTCGTTCTGCATCATATCCGCCCTCTCTTGCTTTCTTTTCGAGTTTACTTTCTCCGGTTTTATACGCAATAAATGCTTGTACTGCTTTCGCGATATTGTACTGTCCGCGTTTTTCCTTTTCGAATATACCGTCCTCGGTCAACTGCTGAACTCGTCGAGAGCTGATTCCGAGTACTTTTGCCACAATTTTAGATGATACTAATTCGTCAACGATTGTTACGTTAGTCACAGTCTCGCCTCCTTTCAAAAGTTGACCGTTTTGAAGCCGAACAGCAGTTCGGAAAAATAACTAACTAGCCATTCCGCGGGGTTCGGATGACCCACGGAAAATATTTTTTGTTTGGAGTACCTTTATGGCCCCCTCTTTCGACTGTTGCCCTAGCCCCCATACATGCCTCCTCGCCAGTGCTGTTTGCGTGAATGTTTCATCATATCTTTGGCAAAGGCTTTGGCTTTGCAATTACCTTTACTGCCAAGGACAATAGCATTAGCAGTACACTTATTACGTTTGTTATGTAAACAATCTTTAATATGGCAAGTAATATCTGTCATACTATTCTCTCCTTTCTATTGGCAGTTAGATTCTATTTTATTTGTAGGCTTAATCAATATCACCATAGGATGGTAGTAATTTGTTATAGTTAAGTACTCAAGGAAATCTCTTACATTATGTATTGGTTGTAGTTAAACAAGGCTATTTTTGGTCTAAAACATCTCAGAAGTGTCGCGAATTTATTTTGATATAGTTTGTTATTTGAAAGGATCACATTTGCATTACGAATAGGTACCCCCTATGATGATATTGATTAAACCTGCATAATACAAAAGGACGCCAAGTACATCTGGCGTCCTTTTCTTTTTCACTTCCTGTGAAATTTCCCAACTTTCACACTTACAGTATACCACATGTCGATGTATCGTTTTGTATCGTTTTGTATTGTCCACGCTATTTCAATCTAGCACGTATACGTCCTACCTCAACCAGGGCCCTATCGTGTAGCTCGCCGCGTACCCTTGCCTCGCTATAGAATAAGATACCTGCTAACTCTTTCCAGCTCTTCCCCTGTACGTATCGCTCAGTCAGTAGGACTGCTAACTCATTCGGCCGTACTTGGCTAATCACCCAACGGACTTCTGCTTTAATGGCTTTTAACCTTTCTATTTCCTTTCGTTGCAGTTCGACACATTGCTCAATACCAGCTACTATACCTGATAAATCGCCGCAATGCCCGCCGGATATCCTATCCTTGCTGTAGTCCGTGGCGGACAAGGTATCCGCCTTACGTTCTATCTGTGCCTCAATATCACGCTTAATTGAATCTATGCGGTCATCAATTCGTAATATTTGTTGCATGTACTCTTTATCGGTCACTCTTCCGCCCCCTTGCAATAGCTCCATATCTCGTACAGTTTGTATTGGTCCTCGTGCTTACGGCTCACCGTCCATGGACTTTTACCCTCAGCATACACAAGCGCCTTACCGGTACCGCCCCATACATCATCAATACGATAGAAGTGCCTATGGTACCAATGTTTGTTATCATTCGATACTAACACACAGTCACCTTGTTTAAAGTGTTCCATTCCCCATCACCTCATTGATGTATCTATCCAAATACCAACGCGCTTTTTTTAGGTCTTCGAGTTTATCACCCTTGTACCCTGCGCGTGCAATGTACTTGATGACATTACCAAGATGATACGGCAGTTGTTGATCTTCAATAAAATCAATCACTTCAATCTTACCTCTTGTATAATGCGATGGATGATTTACGGCATCGTGCTTGATATCGCCATACAGTTTATCCTTATCTTCAACAGTTGGCACATACACTGTTAACTTTTTACTGTCTACCTTCTGTCTATCTTCTGTCTTGTTACTGTCTACTGTAGTCATTTTTGCTTCCTCCTCAACTTCCTTCTTGGATTTATGACAGAATTTAATTGCACAATCAGGGCAATATTTACGCGGCCTGCCCTGTGGCTTTCTAAAATATTCAAACGGCTCCCCGCAACCTTCGCACTCTCTAACTTCTAATTTAGTACCGGTCGGCGGAGGCGTCATAACTTCCATGCACTCCGGACAATAGTCTTCTGAAGTTTTAACCGTAAACTTCGTGCCACACTTTCTACATTTTTTTTGCATGATACTTTACTCCTTGTACAACTCTTTACGATATTTAATGGCTTCGAGTAGTGCATCTTGCCCTACCTCTTTACGCTCTAATGCTTTCATCACTTGCTCATCCATCGTTCCTTTTGTTACTAGATGATGGATAATGACAGGTTGCGTTTGGCCTTGCCTATGAAGTCTTGCGTTAGCTTGTTGGTATTGTTCTAGGCTCCAAGTTAGCCCATACCACACGATGATATTTCCACCTGCTTGAAGATTTAAACCATATCCAGCTGATGCGGGGTGTGCCAATAACATTTGAATGTGTCCTTTGTTCCACTCGGCCACATCATCATCGGTCTTTAATTCAACCGCTTTTGGAAAGGCTTCTTTAATCGCTTGCAGGTCATGTTTGAAATTGTAGAATACTAACATCGGTTTTCCCTCATTTGTTTCTACCAATTCTTTCAAGCGCTCAACCTTTTCATTGTGGACGATAATGGTTTCTCCATCATCGGTATAGATGGCCCCATTGGCCAGTTGTAATAATTTACCGGCCAAGGATGCCGCATTGAGTGCACTTACATCGTCATCATCTACTAAGCTTAGAACGTGATCACGTTCCATTTCTTTGTAAAGCGCCCATTCTTTGGGATTCATCTCTACCGTGATTACATTTTCGATACGTTCTGGTAATGTTAGGTAATCTTTAGCTTTTAAACTCATACAGATATCTTGCATCTTACCAAATATCGCTGTATCGCCGCCGGGCAGTAATCTGTAGCTATACACGATATGCCCATTTGTTTTATCTGGTTTAAAATAACGATTGCGGTACTCTGTAATTGTTTTACCCAATCGGTCTCCGCCATCTAACAAATACATCTGCGCCCACACATCCATCAATGTATTCGGTGCCGGTGTACCAGTTAAAATGACAACTCGTTTAAAGAGAGGTCTCATTTTACGCATAGCCCTAAATCGTTTAGCCTGCGGATTCTTAAAGGATGAACTTTCATCAATCACTAACATATCAAACGGAAAAGGTTGTTTTGGCTTATTAAAGTAGTACTCATACAGCCATTGCACGTTCTCACGATTCATCACATAGATATCAGAATCACTTTCAAGTGCTTTGATGCGGTCCTTTTCAGGACCTAGCACAGATGCTATTTTCAAATAGCTTGTTTCATTCCATTTGTTAGCCTCTTGCACCCAAGTCGATTCTGCTACTTTTTTAGGTGCGATAAGAAGCACTTTTTTAATATCGAATTGGTCATACATTAACTGCTCGATAGCGATTAATGTAGAAACGGTCTTGCCCAATCCCATATCAAGTAACAGCCCATAGTGTGTATGGTCAATGATTCTTTGAATTGCTATCTTTTGATATTCGTGTGGATGAAAGTCCATAAATCGCCCTTCTTATATCATCAACAAACAAAGTAGCCCCTAATTTGCCGGTAACTACGGAAACGCTGGCACCCAGCTTTCGCAGCCGTTCTATCTGCACGCGTTGATTGGGCCTTAATCGCCCTTTCTCGTCCTTTAGTTCAGCGAACACGACTAGGCCACCCGGTAAGATTATAATTCTGTCCGGCACGCCATCATTTCCTGGCGATACGAATTTCATATATATGCACCCCAGATTTTTGAGTTGATTTCCCAACCAACGCTCGATGTCTTTTTCCATTCTCTCACTCCATTCTCAATAAATAATCGGCAACAGGCCTCAGCCTATATAAAATCTGGCTTCATCGGGGTTGTGTTGCCGATGTTTTGTTTTTTTTTCTCACATATATATATACGCGTATTTGCGTTTTTTGCTTGTATACGTATACAAGCACTTATTCATATATTTATTATTTTTAATTAATAGTAAATAATAGAAAACATCGGCAACAAATTGCAATTAAGATAGACAACAACTACACAACACGTGTTGCCGATTTTGTTGCCACACGTGTTGCCGTTGCCGATTATTTTCGCTATATCAAAACATATCGATGTATAGGCTTGTATAAAAACTATTTCGATGTATTTCGATACTTAAAAATTAGCTAATCGGCAACAAAAATCGGCAACACGATTATTTACGATTTTTAACTATCATTTTTGCCTTATTTTGGAGTGTACTGTCCTCCCTTATAAACGCTCTTTGCACGCCATACATCTTCCCAAATCGCATTTTACCAACGCTCTTTGAATAAGGGCTCCACCCTTTTATGGATTGCAAGATATCAATGATTTCTCTCGCCTTTGCGTTCTGCAGGTTCTTCCTGTCCCCCTCCATCACTTCACACCATATCTCAAGGGCACACACCCGCTCCCGCTGCACTGAACCGCAATGATCGTCATCGCCATAGTTCCTGATATAATCGCGTCTATCAAATATATCTAGCGACTCCCAATCTTCGGGTAATAACATCTCAAGGTATTCCTCAATGAGTCCTACGAGTTCACCACCTTCTGTGTGTGATAATTGGATTCGTAAGGCTTCTTCCTCAAGGTCTCCCTCGAGTACTAAGGATTCACCATTAGACCAGTAATAGTAAGCCTCCGCCCATAATTGGTCGATGTCATCTTGCGTTATATCCCAGGCGTTTTTCGTCTTACGATCTTTGTCGCCTGTAATTGGCCAGAATCGGCGGTTACCTGTACGGTCTTTAAGGAACATCAAATTATTAGTGGAACCCGCGAATACACACTGGCGAGGGTACTCTTCGGTACGCCTGCCATACGGTGAGCGGAACCGGTCAGAGGTACGGCTGATAAAGGCTTTTACAATTTCATTATCATTCTTATAGGTGGGTGCCAGTTCGGCGAGTTCATTAATCCAAGAGCCTTGAATTTGTTCAAGGGCATCTTTGGTTTTGATGTCCACTAACGAATTATTGAACCATTTACGGCCTAAGCGTTCTAATATTAAGGATTTACCGAGACCTTGAGAGCCGTATAATACGATAGCCGTATCGAACTTGATACCAGGCACCATAACACGTGCTACAGCGCCGCACATCCATTTACGTGTAACAGCCCTAATGTATTCGGTATCCTCGGCACCGATATAGTCGATGAATAGCGTGTCAACTCTACATTCACCGTCCCAGGTTAGACCTGTTAGGTACTCTCGCACAGGATGGAATTTGTTGGTTTGCGTGACTTCCTGTAAGGCATCATCGATAATGCCTTTACCCTTAATTAGGTATTTCGTAGCGAAGTAATTACGTAAGCACGCATCGTCTGTATCAGTCCAGTACGGGGTTTCGTCTTTATCACGCCACGGCAAATCGTCAATCACGACTAATCGGTGCGCAAATTCGTCAAGACGGATTTTACCTTTTAACGCCGGGTCGTATTTAAGAACGATTAAGCAGTTGAATACATCTGATTCAGGTGTACCACGGCGGTCACGTTTAAGTTTTTCGAGAAAGTCTTCATCCTCGTCCGTGATATCTTCAAACTCCATATCAGCCATACGCTCCTTATCGAGCAGTACAGGCGCGGCGCCGTCTTCATTAACAAAATCAAGCATTGCCTTATAGCTCGGTAGGTCTGTTACTTTGGTGCGCGGATCAGCGTCAGCATCTTCGGCACCAAATAAGTGAATTCGTACTAGGTCAAAGGCATTGACGAGCTTACCGCTGATAGGGTCAGTTGCATGATTCGAGTAAGCAAACGTGTCATTATCGTAGATAACTAGGCCTGCTACTGAGCTGCCTTCTGTATACGTGTATCGGTCCTCGTGCTGCGTTGGCGCGTAGACTTCAGGGAGAAACTTATGTATCGCTTCTGTGATACTGTAGCATCTACAAAAGGCGCCGAGTAGTCCTTTTTTCTCTAATGGATTACCTTGCTTTTTCGCTGCATCCAGCCTGATTTGAGATTCTTTACTTGATGTTGGCCAAAGGCTCGTATCACGCCAGTCCCTGTATGTACTTAAATACGTATCGACTGAAATTAGCTTGCCTTCATTATGTTGGTATACATATTTAACATCTTTAGGGCAACTCGGCCAATACATAAGGCGCTCCGCCTGATGCGTTGAGGAATCGAAAGATTCGATACCAATATCATCGGCGATACGTCTCGAGACTGCTTGGTACTCATCAGGAGACATCACTCTATCGGTCGGAATGATGATGCGGTATCGTGGATTATCAGGGGTATGGCTGTGCGTACTGTATAGCACGTATTCCATATCTCCTAGTTCCAAATCAAGGTTCGAAATAAAATCCTCGCTAGGTGAATCCGCATCAAGGGTAATCAAATATCTTTCTTTGACTTCCCCTCTAACTCGTCTACCATTATTGGGAATATAGCCACCTACGAAACCGCCCACATCTTTCCTCCGGCCCTTTTCGTCCTTAGGCATTTTAACGTATTCAGCTGCCGTTTCGTTAGTGACTGTTGGCGTAGATAATTTGTTGGCCAACGCACTCCAAGTCATTTTCTGAGACTTCCAGCTACGGGCGGAGCGATTTCTGCCCGTAGCTATGATGATATTTGTATCCATATTACATCGCTCCTCCCTTCGCAAATTGGATGTCTCTTATAAATTGGGGTACTTGTAATTTATGCTTCTTAACCCATTGGCATACAGCATAATTGACATCGTGGTTATCACTAACACATCTGTTGTTTTTTAACTTAGCCTGGTGTATTTCAACGAAGTTATCTGTATCCTTGCTAGGATTAACTTCAATACAGGCTACAGGCTTGTCACTCTTATAGACGCCTACTATAGCACACGTTCCAGCTTTTACCTTATCGACGTAAGTTCCAACGCAATTATTCAATTGCACGCCTAATCGGATGATGCCGTGCGTTGATTTGATCACGTTGAAAGTTAGCCCTTCAACTGAATCTGCTAACTTTTTATGGCGTAAGCTCTGTTGCACCGGTAAGTTTTCGGCTTCTTCAAATTTAGATAAGCACACAATCTCGTCGTGCAGGTCTTTAATTTGAATCCGTTTAGCCCAAACTTCCTTCTTCTTGCTTCTTGATAATCTGAGATACATATCAGATGTATCTTTAATTTCAGAATAAGAATCGGCATTTTTAATGAACAGTAGAGTACGCCGCTCACCGTATTGGTGCATCATGATGGATAGGAACTTTGTAAACATAAGCAATGCTTGTTCGCTGTTCCATATTGGCCACGATTGAATATATCCTGTGCCTCCGCCTTCCTCTGCTACGAGGTCTGTAAAGGCCTTTTGATAATCCATGCTTTTGAATATCTTGCTGGCAGTTTTAATTACTTTCACATAAAAGAAAGGGCGTATTGACAGTAATCTCCGAACCCATCGCTTATCCGGCAATTCATAAAGCTGTATTAAAGCTTTAATAAATGGTGTACCGGTGCTTGTTAACTCAGTAATACTTGAGGTGCCCACCTTATCAGATCCGAAAGGCCTAAAATAGGTGTCATAGTCTTTAACTAATGTATCATTAAGAGCGGGCGCATCCGGTGCGTGCATTTTCCAAATTAGGTTATGGAGCAAATTATCAAGGGCCCCATATTTGGCTGATAATAAAACACCCTGCCTAATAGCCTTAACTCTGTAGCCTACTTTTTTAGATAACTTAGTAAAATAGGCTTCCTTTAGCACTTTGGCAAAAGTCTTTAGCTCGTTTTTATGCTCCGCTAATCGACAATTTGGAGTTGTTACAAGCCATCGTAAGGGTAATGACTTTGAATAAAAGCACGATATATTAGGCTCGATTTCAGATACTATATCGGCACGAGTGCGTTTCTTTTGAACCAGGAATACTTTTCCTTGTTTAAAATCAAAACGCAATATGTCGATAAGATGCGGTTTGTATCCGGGGTAAATCGACTGCATATCATTATCGACATACACTGTGTGGTAGTCGAATTTAACGTCTAATATTGATCCCCTATCGATGATTGAAAGTTCAATATCAAGCGGAATATTATCATTACTCGAAACCTCAGCAACACAATCATCATTTGTGTGAATGAGTTCACCACATTGCGGGCAATAAAACTCATTTGACATATAGGGGTCTACGATTTTGCCCATACCGGATGACACGGAAGGCCACAAGCAGGCAAAGGATTGCCCGCAATCTACGTGGTAATGTACAGCAGGTGACCAAGAGTTCACTTGCTTGCGCCGTACTAGGTCATACAGCTTTTTAACTGACAAACTAAATAATACCTTCATAAGGCGCTAACCTCTTTCTTATAATAAATCGTCCAAATCGTCTTCTTCTTCAACTACTGGAGCGGGCTCAACTGGTAACGTTTCTTCAACAGGTGCTTTCTTCTTAGAAGTACGTTTGCGTTTTGGCTTTTCTTGTTCTTCTACTTTAGGAGCATCATCTACTGTTGGTGTTTCTTCAGTCTTTGCGGGCTCTGCTTTTTTACCATTGAGTACTTTAAGCCCTAAATCACAAGCAGCAATACAGCCCTCGCAGTACGCCATAGCGGAGTCTTTACGTTCGCTAGCAGGTGCGTTTTTTACTAATTCGTATAAGCTATCAATGGCTTCGCGTTGTTGTTTAATTTGTTCTTTGTTAATCATAATGACTTCCTCCTAGTCTTTCATGTAATACGGGTTTTCAAATCCCGCTGCATTTAATATGAGGCCCTCATTCCAGGGCTCAGGTTTACACATAATGTCTATGACTTCATCTAAACTACCTCCACCTATAGGTGCTTCAATAACCACCTCGTCATGGATGTGGGCTACAATTTTGTACCCTGCTTTTGCCAGTCTTAGCATTGATGCGGCCAAGCAATCCCTTGCAACGGCTTGTACAATGTTTTCGACGAGCTTTCCGCCGTAGGTTTCAACCCGGCCCCATGTATTCTTAACCTGATCCATACCGTCATACTCAATTGATTCACTACCGAACCGATTAAGCCCTATTCTAGGCCTTGCGTAAGCAAGCCTACGTCCGGAGGGTAACTCGATAAACATAAACCCTTTCGATTTAAAGAATCGAATATTACCTTGTCTAATTCGTGCAGGTTCGCCAGTCTTGACGACTTTCTTGGCCGCAGTATCTGCATCCTTCCAAAATCGTGTAATTCGTGGACTGGCTCTTCTCCATGCTTCGATGATACCGGGAAGTTCTGATTCTGGAATTTCCCCCTTTGAGTCCATCGATTTCATGGCTCCTACACCGCCACCATAGCCGAGTGCTAGTTCCGCTACCTTCCCTTTTTGTCGAAGGTGCCCATTCACGCCGTGCTTCTCAACAGGAACGTGGAACATACTAGACGCGGATGCGCAGTAGATGTCTCCACCTTGCGCAAATACATCTTGTCGCCACTGCTCGTGAGCAAGCCAAGCGATAACGCGGGCTTCAATAGCACTGAAATCAGCTACAATAAAGCGGTGTCCTTCTTCGGCTACAAGAGCCGTACGAATGAGTTGCTTAATCACATCACCAGGATTTCCATAGAGTAGGTCTAGCAATTCTACATCTCTACTTTTAAGAACGTCCCGAGCTGTATCTAAATCTTCTAGGTAATTACGAGGAAGGTTCTGCAGTTGTACTACACGACCTGCCCATCGCCCGCTTCTCATAGCTCCGTAGAACTGAAGCATACCGTGGATACGGCCATCGGAGCATACGGCATTTTTCATGGCCAAATATTTTTTAATTGAAGAGTTGCCCAGGACTTGCCTGTTCTTCAGCACGGTACGCACATCGGAAGGAATATCTTGTGACAGTAGATTTGACACGTCATCTTTTCGCATGGTCTCGACTTCATAGCCAAGCCGATCAGATATCCAATCCTTAAGCTGCAATGTACTATTGGGGTTATCTAGCCCTGTTAGCCGTTCCGATGATGCAGTGGCCTTTTCTACTATTTCATCGTTACATTGAAGCGCTGCATCGACGAGGTCCATATCTACCTTTACGCCTCTCCAGTTGATGTCTTGATCAAGTAGCCAATACTCATGTTCAATGTCCGGCGGTTTTAATGAAAGCAAGCGTTTACGAATGGCCTTTTCAACCACTACGTCCTGCCGGTTGTATTCAATAAATTCCGCCCATTTGTCTGGCGCATCCTCAGGCATATTACGTGTCTTAGGATTTGTCTTCGTAGGCTTACGCGGAACGGAGAAAAATTGAATCAATCGTTTACCCCGTGAATCCTTGGCTTCTCCTAATCGTAAAGCCTTAGACACATTATCGAGGCTCGCCGGCAAGCTACAGTACAAAGCAAGTACAGAGGTACATTCCCAATTCGTGTAGTCCGCATCAGGGAAGTACTTTTTTAGGCATAACATTTCAAACGCTGCATTGAACGCTGTCTTTGTAATTTCCTTATTATACAAAGCGTCCACCACCCTTTCGGGTAGTGGATTCTTTGTCATATCAATTACTTCGACGGGTTCATCATCAAAGCTATAGGCAAAGAGCAGTATTTCAAATGTTGTATCGTCAACATATCGCTGCGCCCCATATTTAATAGGGCAGGCGCAATAGGTTTCCACATCAATACTGAGCTCCATAATTGCCTCCTTAGATTAAATCGTCGTCATCGTCTAGGTCGCCTAAATCATCATCGCCAAAGTCATTAGCAGATACATGTACACCGCCAAGGCGTTCGCCATCTTTAACTTTACGGATGCCGTTTAGGCCAAAGCCTACACCCTTCTTACCATTGAAGTTATAGGCAAAAACGGAAAGCGCAACTTGTGCATATACACCAGAGTAGATTTCTTCTTCGATGTCGAAGTCATCCATTTTGATTTTGTCGCGTGTAAACACGATAGGTTGCTTATCGCTGTTAGCGTTAATGAAGTATTTGCCAGCATATGTTTCAGGTTGGTCAACTACTGCATCATCAGTATCGCCGTCGCGTAAGTTCAATTTGAGGTATGCAGCTTTGCCTTCTACCTTAGCAACTGCTTTCGGATCCGCTTTAAGTTCTTCAATCGCACGTTCGAAAGCTTTGATAGTCTTCTTATCTGTTTTATCGATAATGATTTGGGAACTATATTTTGCTTTGCCGTCGTCGTTTTTACGAGGGGAAGCGATATTTGCATAAGAAAGTCTTACTACACCAGTTGTTAATTTAGCCATGTTACTGTCTCCTTATTTCTTAAATGGGTCATGTTCATAATCAAACCCTATTACTGTATTAAACAATTCATCTAATTCATTTTCGATATCAGAACGTTCATCATCGAGTCGGTCCCACTCCTCATCCTCTAACCAAGGATACTCATATGGGTCTAACTCCTCTTCTTCCGTTTGATATCTAAGTTCTATCGCGTCGCATCTAGCATCTACCGTACAATATCGCGTGTATAAGCTAGTAGCATAGGCAATAGTAATTTGGTAAAGCTCGTCGAGGTAATGCCCCCGTTCATGAAGCTCTATAGCGATAGCTCGTACGGAAGTCATTTTTCAACCTCCGCCATTAGCTTCGCTACTAATGCTTCTAGCTTAGAGATACGGCTTTGTGCATCCCTTGCTTCTGCTACGTAGTCCGCGCCCCTTCCTGTTTTAAAAGAAACGCTTACATTGTATTGATTTTCACCGCCCAAAGTAGCGCCAAAGCCCAACATGATACGTTCATTAGGTCTAGCGAATACGCCGAGCGCTACGGCATTGCTGTTACGATAATGGCCGTAGCTAACTGCGTAGCTGACCTTATCATTTTTGTTGAACTCCAAAGGATGGAGCCCAGCTAATGCTGCAGAGCTTGCACCTAATCGGTTAATACGTTGTTCTGATGCATTAATTTTGTTATTTAATTCGTTTCTAATAGCAATTGTATTTCTATCGATTTTGTCCTTTAAGTCTGCAATATCTTTAGTATTAGTGCTAATACCGATATCAATCCTATTAATACGGCTATTGATAGTTCCAATGCTATTAGTATTTCGATTAATTTGTTGATCATGTTCGCTTACTTTTTCCCCTAACGTATTAATTTCATCGTACGCAGCGTATAACTGGGAGCCGTTGACAGCGTCCAAGCTGTCAGCCTTAACACGCCCTGCGCTCACGTTTTGGAGTTGTCTGTTATATTGAGCCACGCCACCTGCACCCGTGCGAGCTTTGGAGCCAAAGGAAACTACGGCGCCAGGTTGCTCACCGGCGAAGACATGACGGGTACCATTTAGGTCTACGCCATCAACGCCTACCGCATCATCGGTCACCGAGTTGGTGCCGATAGCAACGGCGTTGGCACGATCTGCGATTGTATTATTACCAAAGGCTACTGCATCAGTGGCTAATGATTTTGCATGCGTACCAAATACCAACGCGCCTTGGCCACTAGATTCGGAGTTAGAACCAAACACTAATTGCTCTTTGTCGGAGCCAATTTTATTATTGTAGCCAACTACGGCGGACTGGCCACCTGCTACTGTGCCATTATTAGCGCCAACCGCGACGGAGTTTTCTCCGGTCACATTGTTAGAATGGCCAAAGGCCACACTAGATTCTCCAGATACGAACGCGCCGTTGCCGATAGCGACGCTATCATAAGATGCAGTTCGTGCCTGGTTACCTATAGCGATGGTGTACTCTACTAAGCTCTCAGCGTGAGAGCCAAACGCGAAGGAGTTACGGCCGGATGCTTTTGCATTATTGCCACCAGCAAAACCATTTTCACCTGTTACAGTATTGTTAGTACCAAATGCAAACGCGTTATTCGCAGCAATGTGATTTTGGAAACCGGATACCATTGAGCTTGTAGAAGTTGCGGAGATAGTATTATTTGTCCCGCCTAATGTATTATTGCTAGTTGCGCCGGCTACATTGACAGCTAGCGCAGAAATCGTGAGTACCGCTGTTACTGTTTTATTCATGTTTATACCTCATCATCAAATTCATTCATCATTGTTTCAACTGTGTTAATCGCAGGGCGTTTATCGCTGTCCGGTACAAGTGTAGGCTTGCCTTCCGGTTTGTCGATATACGCTTCTAAGTATTCGGCAACGCCCTTTTTACCGAGTACCTTTTGCAGATTCGTGATACCTTCGAGTTCACGCGGTTTAAAAATGTCTTCTTCCTTGTAGCCATTATCAAGTAATGTTTTAGCTGCTGCCTCAGGATCCGTGATAGTACGTCTTGAAGTACCTTCCACTAATTTGTATCCCGGCCATTGCTTTTCACCGGATAATGCTTTCTCGTAGGCAAAGTCGTAAACACCTTTAATCCATTTCGTGATTAAATCTTTCATTGCCAAGATGTCAGATACTTCCTGGTCTGTTAGCAATTGATTGAGCTTGCCCCCATCCTTATAAAAAGCAGTAAGACAAGTATCAGCTAACGCCCTGCAGGTGTGCCGAGCTTTACAGAAGTTACAGTAATCGCAAGGTGTACAATCGCCTTCACCATGAAAGGCACGTTGCGCGATTGGTTTTATTTCTTCGCCCCAATCAAGCAGTTCTTCAAGCGCCATTTCATCGGTAGATACACTATCAAGTCTTGGCTGAACGATGGTCATACGGACCGATTTAACGTCATACAAGAACTCGTTAACGTCGTAAGCACCTAATGCGTAGAGTCGCATTTGTGTATTTTCAATGGCACTCACTGGAACGCCCTTACCATACTTCAGGTCAATCACTTCCAGGATGCCGTCAGCTACGATTACCATGTCTCCAGTGCCAAAGCCATCAGGCACCCACCTGGAGAAATCGAGCCGTGCTTCAATCATGGCTTCCGCATCAGATGAACGGGCGCGAGCCTCGTTTATCTTCTCTTCGCAAATATCGACATATCGGTTAACGGCTTCTATCATTTCAGTAGAGTAGTCATCTAGCTTAGGCGCTTTTTTGCCTTCGAGCTTATGACGCAGGATTGATTCTGCCAGGTCATGAGCTACAGTACCTTCTGCAGCATAGGGCGATTGTTCATCTGGGAACATCGCCTCTAATCTTGCTGAAGGAGTACATACGAGCCACCTGGCACTACTTGATGCACCCAGTAAGGCGTGTTTCTTAGCCACGGCTGTTCACCCATTCCATGATTTGAATGCGTTGTTCATCGGTAGCGGAAGTTACCTTTTCAGCACCGATGCTATCTAAGAAGGCTTTGAATTCTGTTTTAGCTTGCGTCTTGTCCGCAGCTTTGGCCATCACATCTTTCACTGCTTCACGAGTTGCCTCGAGGCTAGGAACTTCTTGTTTTACCGGTTCTTCTTTGGCTGGTTCCACTGTAGGTGCTGTTTTTTCTTCCTTAGGAGCCGGTGCTTCTTCTTTAACCGGCACAGCTTTAGAAGCTTCCTTTTTAGCAGGTTTTTCTTCTTTAACTGGAGCGCCTACGATGGATTGGTAAAGGTCTTTTACTTCTTGTTCTAATTCAACTGCTTTATCTACTGTGATTTTTAACTCGATCATTGTTCTATTTCCTTTCGGTTTAACGATGTGATATACTTTGAATGGATATTTTTCCATGTGCCCTTTACGCATTGCCGTGCGTGAGGGCATTTTTTTTGTGCCTAAGCATTCATCAGGAATGCAATAATCTTTATTTGGGCACGTTGTACAATCTTGCAATTTAATCACCGCCCTTCAGTGCACTTAAATCTAATGTTGATCCCTTGTCAGTATTTTGCCACTCATAAAAGTCAAGTCCTGACGATTTTAAAATATCGGCAGCTGCTTTACCTCCAGGTGCGGCATCGATAACACGACGCGCAGATTGATAAGCGTTCTCTAACTTTTTGAGTTTTTCATCATATGGTTTTGCAATTGTATAGAGTAATTTAATCTCATCCCTAGGTTTATCTAGCCCCGCCGTATACAAATTGCCTATTGTACGATTTAACGCCTTATCACAAGAGACAAGATTTCGTCTAAATTCTGAGCCGTATCCGGCTTTTTCTAACGCACTCGCAACCGATTCCGCAGAAGATACTATATCTTTAAATTTCACAAATAGAGCGCTTGCTTCTACAGCGTTTCGCAAAGCTTCTGTTCGTGCGTTTCTCAAAGGCTCGTACTTTTTCAAATATTCACTACGGATAAAGTCGCGAACTGCTGATTTTGTAATAGTTGCCATAATATTCTCCTTATACACATTTAAGAATCATGCGAATTTCTTGACCTACTAGAAGCCTATCCTTGAACGTATCTTGCGTTCTAAAGTCTTCCATGTAGACCTCAAGCATTTCACGATATATTTGTGCCTTAAGCGTTTCGGGTGTATCTACTACCTCCCTATACGGTTTAAGGATTTTAACTGGCGAGCCAAAGGTGTAATCAATAAAGCCGCGTATCTTCAATTTTGCTTTGATGTTTCGTACTTTATCATTCGACCACCCTAGCAAGGCCATTACTTCCTCATTGGTTTGTACACCGCTATCGTTGTAAGCATTGTACAGAATTTCTTGATCTGTCATATTTCTGTCTCCTGTTTAACTGTCTCACTGTTTGTTCCCAGTAGTTGGAATTGATATACAAGGAAATCCCGAGCATGCTTTGGCAAAAACCTGTCCATAAATCCACACGATCTATTTCTACCGAACCCACAGATCCAGCCATAAATATGATGGCCACAGCACGGATTGCGTAAATAACTTTCATCATTGCCTATACCCTTTCAATATGTTATAAAGCCGTTCGATGTTTTCGTCTTTTAATTCATCGACTAGCTTACAGGCCAATCTGTCCGCCTCACGGTGTGCGATTTCATTGCCATACTCGTAAGAGTTTGTTGCATCTGGCCATTGATACCTCTTTTCATACTCGACTTCATATTCGGCCTTATAAATATCGTTAAGTAGCCTTTTGTGAAGCGCATCGGCTACAGGTCTGTAAGCACCGCTATCCCATTTGATAGCGTTTGATATAAAAGTTCTGGCTGATTTCACGATTTCATCAGTAAGCGTTTCACACTCATTAATTTCTACAACGTGTGAATTAATGTTTTCGTTAAAGTATCCGTATATGTTCATACGATATGCGCCTCCTTAAATGCTTCATTAATCTTCTCTTCCGGCCAGCCCAGTGTGTTGGCCAAGTAGAATCGAAACCCTTCTCTATCAATTGAAAAGGTGCGACCCTTTTTGCCCTCCGTTTGCCAGCACTGCGCAAAGGGGAACTTATCTCTTGCGATACATTCACGTATCGCGGTCATAGTTCTTCCCAATACCGTGGCCATCTGGCAAACGGCAATTGTTTTAGTGATCATGTTTACCTCCTAGATTTGTAATGCCGTAATTACTGCAACAATAATGATGAATAAGCTAATAGCAGCTGATAGGCTGATAGCTAATAACCACCAACACAGACTTATTACTGCGTGGATATCATTCTTTGTTTGATTTGTCATTTTTTCATCCTTTTGCTCTGTAACGATTTAACCGTAATCGATTATAAAAAAATAATGTCGTCATAGGCTACATTGAAGACCTCTT